CCTCGGTTCTACGCCCTTTCCTTGCTTCTTCTTGTTCTTAGTCTTGTTCTTCGTCATTATTGTGTTTCAGTGTTAAAATATATATATTGTTATTTATCGTATGTATTGCTATGTGTGTATGTGTTCAAGATTTATTAATTCTGAGGATTATTTAATATTTCGTTTAGTATTGGGTCAGTAATAAATGCACCGGGGGTGGGTATATGCCCACGGATGACTGGAAGGCTAGATATATATGCTTCAAGTGCCAGTTGATTGTCAGGTGACACACCGAATGCCTTCCAGAAGCTCAAGCGAGCTTCATCCCGTACTGGTCCATGTCTCGGCGTTAAATCTCGAGCCATGTAATCCATTCCGGAACGGAATTCGGTCGTGGGCTTGAACGAGTCCAAGCACATCTTACGATAAAATGTTGAGAAGATAGGAAGATCTCCAGCCAAAGACATCCCGCACCAGCCGGTTGCACTAACCAACTCGGCATGATGTTCCGAATCACGAACCCTTCTAAGGGTCAACGCGTCTTTAGCCAAAGCTCTCAGTGGATCACGCACCATTCTCCACTCTGTCCCATCGTAGACGGGCGCACACTGACAGAACCTGACTTTACCCAGTTCGTCCGTGTCGCCGTCCCACTTCATCGTGAAACCGAATGCCAAGAATGATCGATGAAAGTCTTTTCGAACGCGTTCTACTTGGTTTCTCTCAACGATCAGCACTCCGTCGTCACCGTCATTTATATAAGCATATTTCCTAACCACCATTTCCAACATTACGGTCCAGGTAACGGCGCACATTATAAGACAGTTTCCTGCGGCGGTATCCATGTCACCAGACATGGTCTTACCCTTAACTGTATACTTGACACTACCATCAGGTGTACGCCCATAACACCTGTTGACAGATCTCATCCGATTCAATTCTACAAGTTCTGTTGCCCCAGGGAAACTCCTTTCCTCAGTTTTGTGCTTCCATTCCGTAATGTCACGGCCACAATGTTGATCAAAACGTTCTGCATCCAACATGATTGCAACGGGGTCATCAAATTCGTCCCACTTGTCGTGTAACAATTTGCCCCGCTCGAACGCATTCAACCCTTTTGCGACAGTCACCCCCCTAAACACACCAGCAATCGCTCGGAAAGCGGCCTTCTCGAACGGCCGCAGGTAACAACCGATAACAATGTTGAATCTTGGGCTCCGAGGTTGAATAACCCGCCCGCAAGCGTTTGGCTTCGCTCCAAAATCGATCTTGTCATCCTTAATGAACGCGCTCACGCACGCATCACTCTGTTTGAGTGGATCAGATTGTAATGAAGCGTAGGCTTTCTCATACATTCTGCGCTTTCGTCCGGTATAGCTTTCGATGAATTGCTCCATGGATATCGGACTAAGTTCAGGCATATGAAAAAGAAACTTCGCAGTGAACTTCGCGAGTGCCTTCTCCACATTACGTGTGGGCTGCGGTGTAAGTTGATATTTTCCATCAATCTTAACCACGAACACTCTCTCAGTCACCGCCCTTGCTAGATTCACAATGTCATTGTTGTGTACCCCCCATTCTTGTATCAGGCCATGGGTTAATTGCGTTGCTCTTCTCTCCCTGATACGTTCACCCCCAGTCTCATAGTGGACAACCATCCTCTCACCAACAGGTAAATTCACTAGAACCTTACTAGCTTCATCATCCAATGGTGGGCAAGACAATCCGACTACGTAAACCGGGGGTGCCTAAATCCCGGAAACACCTCCGGTGCGCGACCTACAGGAACCATAAAATGGCGAACCCATAGTGTCGAGTCCTCGGAGGTGGGCCATTGCGTTCTTCGCCATGCGACTCAGCAAACTCCAGTTCGCCGCATTGGCTAGCTGGATTTCACGTACGTCATACGGCTCAATGAACTTATTAGCAATGATTGTGTATTCCATGGCCCTCTCCAATTCCGTGGGTGTCACTATCAAAG